TTTCTTATTACCCCATACAAACAATCAGTACATAAATCTATGTCGTGAAATAACTTGTTCTTAACAAAGTCTTTTTCCTGATGGCATTTCTTACACTTGTTCATCATTGTCTTTTTAGCACTCCAACTCTAGGCTCAAATAACCACCCTTTGACCTTCCTTGCCTCAATGTATCTAAGTACAGAGTCGTCAGTATAAAACATTTTTTGGTTTGACAATAACTCTTTGGCTAAATCTTTAAGGTCAACACACCCTTCTTTATCATCTTTTGCTAAAGTTCTAAAACAATCCTCAAAATATACCTCCTTGTTTGTACTATGTCCTCGAAGATCCATCTGGCTGATACCTTTTTCAACGTTCATACCCAATGTTGATATACATTCCTGATAAAATTTAATCACATCTTCTACTATTTCTGTATCAATTTCTGACTTGAATAACAGTTTAGCCTGTGCCTCACATAGTCTTTGTATTCCTTCCATCTGTCTAGTTTGAATTTGTAGTGATCCATCTTCCTGTTCTATCTGGGTAAATTCTACAAATCTATTGATAAGGAGTTCTTCTGCTTCTATTGTGAATATTGGTTTAAGTTTTCTTAGATAGTTTAACAACCCTTGAACCCATTTAGGATTAGCAACTTGCTCAATATCACCCCTCTTGTTTTTAGTAATATGAGCCATCTTTGCTCGAATCTGATTCTCACTAGAATCGTGTTTTAGTCTAATCATTAAATCAAATCTGGATATTGTACTGGCGTCAAATGGTAAATTATCAATCAAGTCTTTAGATTCATTCCATCTTTCTGCCTCTGGATTACAACTTGCAATAACTGTTGTTTTACATTCTGAATCTCCCATGTGTCCACCCTTGTTATACTTGGCTCTTTGTTGTTCCATAGCCACGTTTAGTTTCTTTTGTTCTTGCTTAGGCATTTTGTCATATTCATCTACCATGAGATGTCCTCCATTATTCATAATCATAGCTCCTTGTCTTAAAATTTTCATACCATCATACTCATCTAGTGCAAACAATATTCCAACACCTGTTGTATTTGATCCATCTATCATAGATGATTTACTAGCCACTTGATTAGCAAACTTGACCATTTCAGATTTACCTGTATCTGCTTCACCTACTAACATTAAATGGGATTCTTTCCTATACCCTTCAAAATCTGATCCTCCTAATAGAGCCAAGTATAATGCTTTTTTCTCTAGTTCTCTGCCATATATCTTAGGACAAAATGAAGCAATTAATTTCTTCATATAATCTTCCTTCTCTGTGTGTGCAAATTCTTTGGCTACTGTTAATTCCTGTGGTGATAGTTCCACCTCTGCTTTTTCTTCTAGTTCTTGAATTGACATTGTATCAATGTGAAGTGTTTTTTCTGATTCAACTTTTGCTCCATTCTTAGGCTCTTGTGTAGAATAAATACCAATGAATCTTTTCGTTTGACCTGTGGCAATATTATTGGTATCGTCACCATGTAATACTGCTTTAATCATAATTGGATTATTATTTTTTGCTTTTGATTCTGTTTCCTGTATCAGTACACTTTGAATATATTTGCCTGTCTCAATGTCCAGTTTCTTTGGAGTTTGACCTATGATGATACAGTCGAACTGAATCACCCTGCCAAGATCAGATTCCCTTAAATCAGATAAAGTAATTATTGGAATTTTACAAGTGAATGTAACCTTAACATCATCAACCCTCTCATAGAATTTATCCAAGTCACTAAGATAATATTTTGTCATTTCTTGTTTGATAATAGTTTCTTTTGTTTGTTCTGCTCCTCCTGCTATATTTGATATTCTTTCTTCTAGTATATCATCTGACATATTATCCACTTTGGTTGTTGCCCATTTTTTAACACTGAATGTTGAAATAGCACTATGAACAGCATTATTAACCCTTTTTGCTAAATCATGTGTTGTAGCCTGGATAAATTCCATATCATCAATATTAACATGGTATGATCCTTTTATCATAACATTGGATAAATCTTCATTCAATAATTTATCTCTTAAATCATTCTCATGTTTTGAGGCTGTGAAATTTTGTTCAGTTTCAACGTGAGAAATCATGGTCAATTCTTGATTAATATATTTACTAAAGGCTTCCTCCATAGTAATACCCTCACTCATTTTACCTGCTTTGAATTTATTGTATTGGTCTTTGTCACCACTATACTTGAAAGAAATTATATCACTCATGTCCATTAATTAAGCTTAAAAGCTTAATGGTGAAACCCTCCTTTTTTGTAAAAATATTTCTTCTCATCTTCTAAATCTTTAATTATTCCAGTATAATATTCTATCTTTTTATCCAATTCAGATAGTATTTTTAAATCAGTTTGTGATAATTCTTCCATTAGTATCTCGCAATATCCACATTTAATTTTCTTTTACTTCTAGCATTTCTTGGAGCTCTTGCTAATCTAGTTCCACAGCAAGGGCAATAATTAAAACCCTTGATATAATATTCACACTTTCTACATCTGAAATACCCATTTCTAAATGCGTTCCTATGCAATTTTGTTATATCAAACTCTTTTTTAAATTGTTCAGTTTGACAATGATGTTTACAAATACAATGCAATTTAGTATCTACCACCTTCATACTTTCTTCTGCCTTTTGTTTTAGTTCTAAGTTTGCTACCACAATTAGGGCAGAAAACACCAACACATTTTGTTTTTAATATCCACCCTGACTTGTGACCATCTTCACAATTATTACAATGATTATGTGTCTTATACGAAGTATAGAAATTTTCTCTAATTTTCAACCTGATTCCTCCACTTTACATTTGCATTTTGGACATTCCATAATAGCATATTCCCATTCATCTTTTAACACTTTCATTGGTGTTTTCTTTTTTTCACATAGACAATAAGTAGACATATTACTTTTTAACCCTCTGGGTTTTATTAGTTTTACGTTTTTCTTTGATGGTCATTTTTACTGCCAATACTAATCTTTCAAAGTTATCTTTTTTCATTCTTGATAAACCATTCCTGGGGTGGTCTATTCTAGTATGAATACCATTTTTAATTAATATGAATCTATTAGGGTTTTTCTCTACCATACCCTTTAATGCCTTCATATAACTTTGCCTTCCTTTTTCCCCTTTTGGATAGTTTTCCCTCCTTACATCATTAGTGATATACCATAGATGATGAAGTACAAATCCCCTTTCTTTGAATTTTTCAAGTGTTACAAAACATCTATTTTCATAAAATGTTAATGCAAGATATTGCATGATTTTAGTTGCTTCATCACTCAATGGATTCTTTCCATTCATCTGAATCGTAATTATGTTTCAACCACTCTTTAGAAATTCTGTAAAATTCATTCTTTAAATTCTCTACGATTTCTTCATATATTTCTGGGTTACAGTCTTTGTAATCATCAAGGCTGTTCCATTCCCTCATAAGTCTTTGAAATTCTTGATTCTTGTAATAATCTGCATTAGTAAAAAATTGGTCAATCATCATCTTTGACCTTTTGGTAATTTTCCATCATATCATACGCAAGTTTTGTTACCATACCACGTTTAGCAGGGTTTTCCATTTGAGGATAACTGTTGTATCTATCTTCTGCTAATAGTGTGTATTCGATTGCTTTGTCTACTATACCAATCCACAATGCTTGTTGTTCTTCTGATACAAGTTTTGGCACAAAAGGTTCTTTAGGTTTTGGATTGTCAAATCCATCTAGACCTAATCCAGTATTGCATACCCAATTTGATCCATCTTTTTTGTTGTGTGCTTGTTGACCACTAACATTTCTAAGTGTCAATGATGTTTTGCCCTGCCATGTTTTAGCCACCCAAATAACTTGAGTGCCACAAACATTACAATCTCCTGTTGTTCCTTCTGCTTTCGGCTCTAATTTGTTTGCCATTATAATTTAATTTATTTAGTTTTATTTATTCGTTAGGGTTAAAATCTTTTTAATTCTTTGTATGTTTTTATCCTCTTTTTCTATCACATCATTTGCATTTTTATTATAGTAATCTAATTGATCACATAGTTTGTTAATTCTTTCTTGATACATTTTGTTCACATTAATTACTTCTTTATCTTTTCTTATCAATCTGGCTTCTGCTCTTTCTAACTGTATTGGTAGTTGTGCTGTTTGACCACTACATTTCTTTGTGCAGTATTTTTTGGCATTTAATTTGGTCTTAAACTCTCTTTCACATACAGGACAAATTTTGTGAAAAAATTCAGGTTTTAATTTTCTTTCTTGTTTTCGTTTTAATTCTCTTTTTAGATGAGCTCTTAGTCTTTGTTGTGCGTCTTTGTTATATTTACAAGCGTTACAAAATCTTCTGTTAGTATCACCTTGATTAAATTCTGACTTACACTTTATACATAATATCATAAAGACAGTTTCACTCATAAACTAAGTTTATTTTTTAGCGTTATTTATAGTTTTTAATTGGGTTAGTTCTTGCTCTAGTTGTGCTATTTTTTGTCTTAATGCTATTATATAATCAACGGTGTCTATTATCATTGGCATGATTTTATTTAGAATAGATTGATTTAAAGCTTATGGTGCGTCCCAAACAGGAATACGATAATCCCCACCTGCAACTTTAATTTGAAACCAACCTACTATTCCAGTGTATGCTGTATTTGTAGGTGCAGTTGTAGTTGGGCTTCTTATATCAATGTAATTCTGTATTGAAACATGAGTTGAATGTACTTTCATTCTTTCATCACTGTTGATGTAAAATCTATGAAAGTCACCTGTTGGCACTTTATAGTCTAACCCATCTGCATTACCATCAATTAACAGATCATTAGTTCCTGTTCCATTTAGATAAACATGAGCCACATCTTGAATACCGTTATTTGACAAGTCTAATGTTGCACCCAATGTTATTAATGTGGGAGCAATAGTTAATTCAGGTGTTCCACCAATATTGAAATAATGGAATTTGCCTGTTGGTGTGTTATAATTCAATCCTGTTGGAGTTGTTCCACCTGTTATTTCTATACCATAATCTGTTGCTGTCCAAGCAGGGCTGTCACTACTTGTAGCACTTGAAAATATTAATTGGTCAACCCCATCAATGTTATATGTCCCCATACTAAGATCATCATCTGCTGTAAATGAAACAAAGGAAGTTGAGCCACCACTAGCGTCAACATAGGCTTTGATACTTTCTGATGTTGCAAGTGTGGTAGCTGACGCACCTGACATTGTATCACTGTCTAGTATTGTTATTTCTGATGATACGCCTGATCCTGACGCTGTTCTACCTATTACTTTCATTGTTGCTATGTCCTGAATTTTAGCAAAGGTTATTGATCCATCTGTCACACTAGATGATCCTGTAACAACATTCTCATTGTTGATATTAGTTGCAGTTGTTGGTGATTGTGGAATACTTCTAAATGCTGATACAGAATTGTTCTGTCTTGCTTGACCATAACTTTTTACTAGCTTACGCTTTTGTTCAACGTCACTATCGTATGAATTAAACCGTTTTGCCTTACCCATTATGTGAACACCTTACTGCCTTTAATCTTGCGTCTTAAACCACCCTTACCACCTGTTGGTTTTGTAATGCTGTATTCTATCCTTTTGGCTACTAGCTTAATGTTATTATTCTCACCTGACTTATCATCATCACTAACCAAGTTATCATTATGTAAATAGAAAGAATCACCAAACGGAACATCAAATATTTCATCACCACTAGATTCAATGTTAAACTCTTTATGCTTAAATTTCTCTATTTCTAAATGAGATTTTGAGGCATTAAGTAATTGATGATATGATGTTATATCTGGGAATTGTAAGAAATCAGGCTCTAAGTTCCTAGTTGTATTTTGTCCACTTGTGGCAAGTAATGGCTTGATAAATCTAAACCCATCAACCTTTAATGATCTATCTGCTCCTGCTATTGATGTCCATGTAAGTGAATCGCCATCACCGTTTAACACGTTCTTGCCTGGATCAAATCTTCCATACTTGTCATACACGCCTTGAAATTGGACACCAAACATCTTGATATTCCTCCATTCAAATATGTTAATCACTTCCAATTCCTTTGGTGGAATAACTGACGCAATAATAGCTGACCACCCATAGATTGGCTTCCTGCCTCTATATGTTCTGAATCCACTTATTGGCAATCTTATGTCCTCCCAATTATTACTGAATCTTATAACGAAATCTTGATACACCACGTTGTCTTTTGTATCTACAAACCATGCCCTAAAATTATGTTCATCATTTAACTCTGCTCCTGCTAACGTTTGAGAATACTTTAGCCACATGGCAACAGCACTTATCTGTCCAAAATCTTCTGAGGCTTGACCATGATTAAAACCCTCTAATCCACCTGATGTATAATTCATATTTTGAATATCTAATGTTGCAGGTTCAAATTTGTTATTAATGCCACCACCATAAATATCTCCAACACCCTCACCAATACCATTATAATTATTACATGGGAATGGGAATCTTATAGTGAATCCAATATCATCTGTATAGTATGCTGATGTTGGAGTTGAAGCACCTTCGTAAGCACTTTTGGCAATACCTCCGCTTAATGCTTTAAACTCTATTGCTGAATCAATATTCTGACTAAATTGTGTGCTACCTGATTTTGTTATGTCAGGTCTATTAGTTGGATCAGTTAATTTTGATCTTGTTACAACAGTTACATTTGGAATATCATTAACTAAATCAACACCATCAACATTATTTGGTGCAGTTGTATATGGGTGAAAACAATCATTACCATAATCCTCATCTTCTATACCTGACCATGTATGTGTAGGGCTACCTGCTGTGCCAGTTATTGTATCTTTATACACCTTGCCTTCGTGAATTACTGCCACCTGTGCTTTGGTATTTACTTTATCAAAGTTGTATAATTTTCCCCATTTTTTACCACCAATAGAATTTGTTGGCTGTACTTCAACAACCATGTTTGGAAAATCAGCCAAGTCACCTGTTGGTGCAGGATCACCTACATTTACTTTAACCAACACTCTAAATCCTCTTGGAAATCTATCCCTTGTGCCATCATAAGAATATCCATCACCACCTGTATCTGCTAAATCATCTAAATCACTATCGCTAGTTGCTATTGCGTCAACCCAAGTTCTGAACCAATTATCCTCGTTTATTACACAATTAATGTCAATAAATCCTCCTGCTGTGAAAGTTGTTTTTTTAGGATCACAACCACTGTTTAACCATAGTGTTTTCTTTTCATCTGTCCAGGGGGAATATTGAACATCATCTCCAAACTCGTCACCCATGTCTATTGTTGTCCAGTTGTTAGCCCAGAATGATCCACTTCCTGGCTTATCGTTAGATGTGTTAGACGTATGTGCTTGAGTACATTTGTAATGAGTAGGAGCAATTTTTGTGGTTGTTGATGTTTCAGGCGTGATTTTAACTTTAGCGTCAACAGCATATTCAATACCATTTGACCATTCAGGTCTAAAAATAAAATTTAATATTTGACTATCATACTTGCTGTTATCAACTGGCAAAGTTCCATGTTCACCTGATCCCCATGCCAATACATTAGTTCCAGTTGGATTTGATAACATACCCTCTTGCTCACCTACTTTAACCCCTGTAACAATAGAATTTTTAATTTGTTTAATTGTGGTATTATCACCCGATGGTCTTAATTTAAAATGAATTGTATTGACGCCAGGTGTAAGAAAATTCAACTCATAGAATGTTAATGCTCCCCCTGCTTCAACTGCTGATCCTGCTCCATCAATTAAGTCAATCCATCTGTTATAACATGAATCCTCATTAACTGCAAAATCCCAATTATTAGCATTATAATATGGTAAGCCATTCCCATACCCATAGGAATTAGAATATACAGATGTATGATGTATTAATTCAGGCTGTCTTGATCCACGATTTAGATTATAAATTTGACCTGCTGATAATGCAACAACATAAGAATTTTCAAAGTAATATGGTTTTGCCATGTGAATCTGTTGTGTATGATATTCAATACCTAAACATTCAATGGTCAATAATGTTCCCTCACCTTTTGTTTGTGACGGAATTATGTTAAACACTTCAAAATATCTATCATAAGAATTACCACCCAAGTCAGTACATTGAATCCTTATTCTGTCAAACTCTGCAAATATTACTGATCCTGTAACGTTATAATTTCCGTCCATTGATCTAATAATTAATGAGGCTTGATTGACTTCACCTGTTCCTGAATCTGTAAATAACGGAATGGATTTTACATCATCTGTTATGTTTGAAGTTGTTACATAATTATCCGTTTCATCATACCATGTAACAGTTAAACTTGAAAAATTAGATGGCACTTGCTATATCTCCACCTAATGCCATAAGTATAACAAAGTGAACAAGGTCTTTATTTTCCCCGATATAGTTCAGTTTAATATCTCTAATGTGATAGCCATAAGTTGTTGTTGGCACGACATTCCATTGTGGAGCATTGTCTAGTCTTAATCCATATCTTCCTTTAGTGAATCCTGCTATTGTATTACCATCTTGAATCCATTTGGATAGTTTGTTGACAGAATTTGTAGTTGCGTCATTGTCAGCGTCACCAATAACCCCCTCCAACGTAATGTCCAAACCGTCAATACCCATGTCTTGAAGCTCGTTGTTGTCCGTTGCTACTGCCTCATTCTCTGGAACAGCCCTTCTAAAGTTTACACTAATATCTGAAATATATGCTCCTGCTGATGGCACTTTAGTTGTGGCATTAAAGTCAATGGTGTAGGTATCTCCTGCACCTGATTCAGTTCCAGTTCCACTAACTTGTACTTGCCATATTGCTGAATTACTCATTGGAATCTCCTACCATTTCCTTTTGATAAGGACACCCCAGAAGCCACAATTTGAATTGGAGCCATGCCTATGTTTTCAGGAAAATTGTTATTTCTAACCATGTCTAATGTATTTGTCACTTGACCTTGACCACCTCTTAATCTTGATGATGAAGTTATAATAAGATTGCTGAATCCTTGTTTAAGTTTTTGCTGTTCTTCTCTGCGTCTAAATGCAATTATCTCCTTGCTAATGTCACGTTTGAATCTAACATCTAACATTCTTCCAGGCTTTAGCAGTTCTGATATGATCCACTTTACTGCCTCCATTATAATAACAGCAAGAGCAATTACACCTATGCCTTTGGCGAATTTCTTCATAAATGTTTGAATTAAGAATCCAGTTGGATCAGTTGCTATCTGTCTAACGTTGCCCATTTGTGAGCTTGTGAAATTATTAATCTCACCCATGTTGCCTTTTTCAAACAGTTTTACTTTGCCTGTGACTTCCGTTAATGCTTTTTTATCTTTCTTAACTTGATCCCCTGCGTCACCAAATCCACCTGATTTTGTCCCACCTGCTTCTTTAATTAAATCTCTAATATCTTTTTCAAAGTCATACGATTCTGTAATTGTGACATCATCAATATGATAATCGTCAAATCTTGGTGATACTATGTAAGATGATTTTAATGCAGTAGCTATCATATTGTTGATTAAATCGGAAAACTTACCCAATTAAATCACCTAAGATGAAGATATTGAAATATCGTCACCTGTAATGCGTACAAAAATATCAATACTGACCTTGCCTTCTGATGGCTTTGAAATATCATACTCTCTTAACACACCTGTTGCGGCAAAAGTCTTTGTTGCTCCTGATACGTTTTTGGCAACTATCTTCCATTGTATAGATTGCATATCGCCATTTGAATCTATTTGAGAAAGAACATTAAATCCTGCTGAATTTGTTTCATCTTCATCACTACCTGAATCTGTTGTTACAGCTTTAGTTAATTCTTCACCTGATACTAGCAAAGTTGCTGTAAAATAATTATCCCCTTTGCCGTAAGTAAATAATGCTCCACCATCTGTTGTTGCCACCCTATCTTCTGGGCGACCAATGTGCAAAGACAAGTTAGTTAATAGTATGTAATTATCTGATCCCACTTCTAAGGTCAATTCAGAGGCATTAACAATTTCTGCAATTTCCCCAAGATTACCCATATAGCATTAATCTGATTATTGTGATAATAGAAGTAATTTAATAAAAAGAGAAAAAATTAGACGAAAACTAAATCGCCAAATTCTTGTTGTACTTTGTTAAAATGGCAGTAATTATGTCTCCATTTATTTTCTTTAGTGATTTTAAAATCACATTTTTTACATTTTTCCATACTATCTATTCTAACTCCTGTTATATATATTATACCTTTTTAAGCAAAACCGATTAACTTATATTGAACTGTTTGGTAATAAAGATATGAATACAATTCCAGTATGGCGAAAAAGGCTACGAGATAACTCAGGCTTTTCTAGTCAGGATTTAGATGGTTCCGATATGGAAGCTATCTACGCAGATAAAGGTTATTATTGAAAATAACCTTATAATTTTTATTTTTATGTTCTTACTATAACCTTGAATTTTATTACTCTACCTTTTACCCTATCGCCCTTGAACATAGATGGTAAATCCATGATCTGTGTTACCTGTGATGATTCTGCTAGTCTTGTAGATTCTGCTCCATCTCTTAGGTCATAGTTTGTTTCTAGTTTTTCAATAATTGACTTTGTAAAATCGTCAATATCTTCTTCTGTCTTTTGACCGTCTTTTGCCTCTACTACGAATAAAATTTTAATTCTAATGTCATATTCTTCACCTAGATGTACGTTGTTTTCTATTACTGCCACATGAGATACATTGGCTACAACATCATCACTTGTCACCCATAGTCTAGGTAATGGTGGCTCTTGTATTGCTTTTGGTGATGGACTTCCTGCCTCTATCTTTCTGAATTTGGTCTTATCACTTGGCGTTGAATCCCACAAGTTTGTAGTATCTGATTTTAAAATATCAACGATTCTTTCCTTAATTGTAAATAAATCTACTGTGGTCAAAGTAATGTTTCACCAACAGATAAGGTCTTGATATTTGAATAATATATGACGCCTCCTGCCAGTGAGTATTTAGCCTGGATATACCAAATGCCAGGATTGCGTGAGAATATAGCAGATGAAGTTGTAAATGACCATATTCCATCTGTGCCACCATCTACGTTTGTTGCTGTTGCTGTATGGTTACTTAATTCCCCATCTGGATCACGAAGATAAATAATGATAGCAGTTACGTCATTAAGGTCAATAATTGTATCTGTACTACCTGATCTTGACTTGGCTGTTCCCTTGATAATAGTTCCAACATCTTCTGATTGGATAGTTATCTGTGTTCCATTAGCCATTGTCTACCTTCATATCCCCAGAGTCAAAAGAAGTAAATCCTGTCATATCACCTGTGTCTTGTTGTGTAGATGTTATAAAGTTGCTCAAATCAATTAAGGCTAATGTGATAAAGTCGCCTGTATTAACTGTAAATGCTATCAATCTGAATTGGATAGCTGTTCCAACCAATCCTACTGTATCTGATATGTATTTGACTATTCCTGTTACATAGTTCTTTGATTCAGTTAGTTGTATAATATCGTTAAAGATTTTTGAGAATCCTGTAATTCTGTTTGAAAATTCAGTAAGTCCAATGGTTGATGATTCCCATCTAAAGAGTGATCCAAATCTTTCTGATAATTCAGTTATGCCAATGGCTTGACTAAAGTTTCTTTTTAATACACCTAATCTGTTACTGGCTTCTGTAATTCCAACTGTTGTACTAAAGTTTCTGACCATAGTTCTTAACCTGTCGAATGATTCTACAAGATTAACTTGATCAGTAATATTCTTCAATCCACCATATAATTTCTGTGGAGTTTCTGTTAAATTCATTATTGAGTTTTGTATTCTGATTAATAATACTTGATCCAGTTGATAGAATCCTGCACCATCTTCATTGAGATAACTGCCTGAACCATCTTCAAGGGCATATACGTTAACGTCAGTGATTAGTTTGTTAACTGTTGATTCTACTGCTACGATAAATTGAGTGGCAACTTTTACTGCTCCTGTGACATAGTTAGGCAATACAGTTAGTCCAATTATTTCAGCAATATTTCTAATGATTGTATTGATTTGGTTTTTCTGTTCAGTTAGTCCTACTGTGCTGTTGACAACATATACTGGAACCTCTAAGTGATATCCACCTGTGCCATCTTCAAGTTGATAGTGTTCAGCGTTTACACCTTCCAAAAGAAGATTCAATGTTGTAATTTCTTTTAATGGTGTTTCTGATAATCCTACTATTGATGAAACAACTTTCTTAATTACGTTGTAAGCCTCATTAACCTCACTTAGTCCTACTGTTTCAGAAATCCATCTAAACAATACGCCTAATCTGCTCTTGGTTTCTACAATGCCTACTGTTTCATTGAATACTTTTACAGGTGCTTCTTGGACATAGTTTCCAGTTCCATCTTCAAGGTATAATGTTCCTGATCCATCTTCTAATGTATATTCAAATAATGAAGGCTCTGCTTTATTTTCAATACTGGATAATCCTATTGTATCTGTAACAGTATTTTTGAAAAATGCTCTTAATCTATTTACTCTATCAACTAATCCTACTGATTCAGATACATTTCTTACTTGTTCCCTTAATCTGTTGAATTGTTCTGTTACCCCTAATATTGCTGTCAAATTTTTAACTATTGATAAGTTTCTGTTATTTGAATCTGATAGTCCAATTACTTCTGATACGTTTGTTTTATCAGGTGTGTAATTTCCTAAACCATCTTCAAGTTGTACATTTCCACTACTATCTTCAAGGGAATAATTATCAAAGTCATTAAGTACAACATTTTTAATCATTGATCTTAATCGTCTTTTTGTTTCAGTTAATTGTAATACTTCATCTAAGTTTCTAACTTGGTTTCTTAGTCTATTCTTAACATCAGTTAATCCAATAGTATCATTAGATTGTACTTTGCGATTTCTTACATAATTACTTGATTCTGTTAATCCAATAGTGTTTAATGCGTGATAGATTGGTATGTCTTGTTTGTAATATCCTGTTCCTGTTTCTAATAGTATTGCACCTGTATCATCTTCTAATAGGAATACATCTTGTTCTGGATCTTTTGATTCAGTAATACCAAGTGATTCATTCTTTACTATGATAGGAAAATCTTGACGATAACCACCTGATGAATCTTCTAAAAAATAACTCCCTGAATTATCTTCAAGAAGGAATTGTTCACTCAATGTTTAATTTTAACAATAAAGGCGTGGTCATTAAACATAGTATTATAAATATTCATTATAGTACATACCTGACAACTACAATACCTGAACCACCAATTGTACCTTGTGCAGTTCCTCCAGAACCTCCACCTCCACCTCCAGTATTAGTTGCACCAGCAGTATTACCTGTGCCAGTAGACCCATTTCCACCTCCACCAAGTCCCCCTGATGTGTCAACACCATCTCTGCCACCCCCACCACCTCCAGCATAATAAATATTACTTCCTGTCCTATAATCATTAACAGCACCATCTCCACCATTTCCAGATGCAAATCCAGCTTCTCCTTTTCCACCTCCACCTGAACCTTCATTAGAATTGTCATATCCTCCATCATTACCTTGTCCAGCTATACCTGTTCCAGCAGCTCCTTGAGTGGTTCCATCTGAACCAGGGCCTCCACCTGAACCACCATTTCTAGCAGCTATGTTTGAACGTCCTCCACCTCCACCGCCAGAAGTAGATACTGTTGAAAATGATGATGGGCCACCATTATTACCAATAGAATTTGATGCAGTAGTACCACCAGCACCTACAACCGCAGGGTAATTTGTAGAATCAGATAATGTTACACCTGTTTGAGCAATCATGCCTCCTGCTCCTCCACCACCTCCGTCACCTCCCGATGCAGCTCCAGCAGCTCCACCTCCAGCAACTACAAGAACATCAACATCTCCACCAACGGTTACAACAAGATTGGTTGTGCCTGATAAGAAAGTATGAGATCTGTAATTAACTCCAGATACGGTATAATCATTTTCTGTTCCACCTGTGGCTTCTACTACACCACCACCACCTAATGCTCCAACAAATCCTGTATTGAATAAATCCATAGGTTTGGATAACTCTTTATTTTTCTTAATTACACTGTCCTTAACAGCCATGTTATTATTCCTCTACTGCAAATGCACCGATAATTTCAGCTTCTGTTGTTCCAAAGCTTGTAAATGTAATTATGGCATATTTACTAGCTGTTACTGTGTGGACATTAGATGTAGGAGCAGTTCCAACCCATTTAATCCCACTTGGGAACGTACATTCTCTATCTGTTGAATCGGCTAATAATCTTATTGTTTTTGATTTACCTGCTACTATATTTTGGAATGTTGTAAATGTCACATTTCCTGTTAAAGTTGGATAAGTTTGTAATTGATCTTCTGAAAAATCAATATCTAAACCTGTTGCAGAAATATCATGTATTACATTTTGAACATTATCAATATTATTACCTGCTACATCTAATGAAGCTGTTGTTACTGTTCCTGTAAATGTTGGTGATACCGATAATACCGTACTACCTGTTCCTGTTGAAGCTGTAACTCCTGTTCCACCTCTTGCAACTGATAAAGTTCCTGTGGTTCCTGCTACTATTGGTAGTCCAGTAATGTTAGTTGCCACTCCACTTGCAGGAGTTCCCAATGCAGGGGTTGTTAGTGTAGGTGAAGTTAATGTTTTGTTAGTTAAAGTTTGTGTTTCTGTTAAATTTGCTAGTTGGAAATCTGTTCCTGCGTCATCAGTGAACCATAGTTGGTTAGGTGTTGCTGTTTTTACCCACATCTGTCCATCTCCTGCTACATCTGCGTTTGCGGAAGCTTGTTCAGTCATGGATATAGTTCCCATACCTGTTTGATCAAATCCTGATCCAGTTAATGTTCCACCCAAGTCAGGTGTCGTATCTTCTACTAGATTGGCTATTGATGTACTATTAGCGTTGATAAATGCCAATACTTGTGTCATTGTTGCTTTTCTACTTGCTGGTGTTCCAGAAGGATCATCAACTATTGCTACTAAATCTTCACCTGCTACTGCGGATATTGCTCCAAGTGCAGAGATTTTAATATCAGCCATGTTAATCTGTGCCTCCTAACACTATATTAATTTTTTCTGCGTGAAAGATTTTTGCGTCTATACCACCATGAGATTTAGATGGAGTATGATTAAGACGATTTAACATCTCAAACATGGCTCTAAGGCTCATGATTATTGATTCTCAAATGCGTGATTTACGAATACCTTTAAGGTGTCAGAGCTAGTCTTTGCAAATGAAGTAAATGAAAAGACTGATAGTAGTTTAGTTGCACTTACAGGGCTTGAATTGTCGTGAATACAACCTTGTTCAACGGTTGCGTCATTCCAGGCACTTGCAGAATAGTTAACAGCGTATGATACTGCGTCAGTTGCGTCACCTGTGTTGTCGGTATCGCCTGTATCATTAGTTTTAGGATAACCTGCTGTGAAAGTTTGAATAGATCCAGATATACTTGCACTTGAAGAAACATCATATTGGGCGTATGCGTCACCTTCTGCTTCTGTATATGCTGTTGTACTCATATCAAAATAGCCTGTTCCAGATCCAGTTCCACCGAAATCTTCGTTTGTTGCAGGTGTTTCTCCTGCTCCCATTTTAGCGTAATAAATTTCACCATCATTGGTTACTAGATTGTGTGTATAGTCAAATTCTTTAATCATGTCTATTGTTCCAGATGGGCTTACTTCTGGAAAAGATAAAACCCTTACCACGTTGTCTTGTCTTGATTGTTCTGACAGATATCTTGTACTATCTGCCCAAGTTTGAAAAGATTCTGTTTTGGCTTCATTAATTCTATTAGTTAGATTCCATGAGTTAGGTAATTGAAACATTCTGTTAATACCTTTTTTTTCCTGCTATATTAGAAATAATTACCATAATCTATACACATCTTCTTGTCTATATCTATCATTGAATCTCTGAACATCATAAGACAATCCTTCAATGCTTCGTTCCTCAACGATTCCGTTAATTGTATCAATAAACATATCCTTCCAGAATTTGGCAGTATCGTTATCGCCTCTTTTACCCCGAAATAGTGAGCATACATAGTAATTTGCTGACATTTTAACATCTGCTAGAATACTAGGCACTTTTAATGGGATTCTTTCATCATGTTGTTTTAAGATATTATCAATATGCTGATTTGCTACTGCTCCAAAGCGATTTAACAACTCATCATCAACTGTATCTGTAACTTCAATATTTAGTAAGTCCTTACAAGAGTTTATGCCATAATAATTTCCTGCCATAGTGATAACTAACTAATTTTTAAAAATAAAGGAAATAATAGACTAATTGTGTTTTTTAACGTACTCAATAGCCTTTTTTTGAATGGTTAGATACTTTTTTCTGTCATTTTGCCATAAGTAGTTAGACATATCTTTGCCTGATTTACACATCATATCATGTTGTTTACCAAACACTTTCTGATGGAAATCACACCAACCTACAACATTAACCCATGATATACTATCCTCGATTGAATCATCTACCATGACTTGTTTTCTACAATACTTCCAATGACAGGTCATTTGTTTTTCCATAATATCTAATTGTTTTATGGTAATATAAGTTTATAATCAAAAAATAAAAGAAAAAAAAGGGATTATTCCCTGTTGATTTTGTTTTGATAGAATAGGTTGCTCTCTATCAATTCTCTTGCTATCGGTTCTGCAATATTAGCCTGTACTTGTTTGTCATGTGGTGTAGCTATTTTGTTGCCATAGTCTTGCATGAAGAATGTGTACTCCTCTAGTATTGGTGAGTAGTAACTGATTAAACCGTTACCCTCTGGATATGTAAATCCGTCATACTTTATTGGTTCACAACCCATTTGAGTCTTGTAGGTGTCAGGATATGCATGACTGTTACATATTACACCAATGTCTACTGTTCTGTCCGACTTTGTGTACTGTGAGTATGGTATGGCACTTACACCTTCCAATGCTTCCAAGTGGTTAAAATTACCTGCTCTGTTTGCATCTTCAAAGTGTTTGTACATAACAGTTAAGGTTTGGTTTTCAAGTGTATGCTGTGCTTTACACTCCTCTATTGCCATTACAAGTTCACCTAACTGTCCTACTACCTGAACATTTGTGACTTCCCAATGATTCCATTCAGATATTACAAAGGTTCTCTCCTCTTGTATTGCTGAGGAATTACCTAATCCCTGTTGGCACTCGTCAAGAGTTCTTAACATCTGTAATAATACTGCGTCTTGTGTTATCATTGTTCCCTTTACTAACTTTGATTCAAGTTTTAGTATTGTCTTTTCATCTTTAGTTAGTTCTGGAGTAACTTCCACTACTATTGGAGCAGTTAGCCTGGCTAATTCTTCCTCATAGACTTCTGTACTGATAGAATCTTTGAATGATTCCAATTCTTCAATGGTCATTGGCTCGATTTCTCCTTGCCATGTGCATTGATAGGTGGTTTCAGATTCTAACCAACATGAAAGTCCATGATAATCAAATGGAACCTGTATTGTCGATTCTTCTGCGTATGCTATTCCAACACCTGATAAAATCAGAGTTGTTAAAATTGCTGTTGTTTTCCATGTCATTAAATATTAAATATTATACGGTATAATATAGTTTTGTAATTAAAAAATCCTACTTGCGTAGGGATTCCCAAAAGGGTCTAACTGTTTCAATGTATGCCTGTGTTGATGATTTCCAAGTGTTATAGACACCATCACATAAGTCAAAATATGCTTTATCGGTTGTTACCATACATTACCACTCAAAACCAACTATTTATATCTTCTTATAAATTAAAAAGGGGAAAAAAATAATCAGTTAAGCTGATTAAACTGTTGATGAAACTCGAACGATTGATGTTGCGTCAATTACGCCTGTGTTTGTTCTCCAAGTGGTATTGACACGCACTTGGTTATCCTCACCGACCTCGTGCATTTTGACAGTTACATCACGTTTGATACCAATACCGAATGAGTGTTTTGGCACACAAATAATTGCATTATATGCGTTATTTGTTTGTGATTTTTCTTCAACTGCATTACTAACTACTAATTGAACACCCATGAATTGTTCTAATTCGGCTTTTAACCAAATGTCGGGTGCTGATCTAGTTGCTAATGATGTTACATTAGTTGAAGTGATTAATTGTCTCCATTGTTGAGGGTGTAAGAAAGCCACTGGCTTAATTCCTCCACGCAGATATCCTTGATTCTCAAGAAACTCTCTAGCAACTGCGATTGCAGTTTCGTCAAAGACGACAGATGCTACATTACTTGAAGTAATGGTTGCTCCTGTGTCAGCACGAATCCATAATCCAGGGGTTAAAGTTCCTTCTGCTGATTTGGTGTTCAACATATCGGTTGCTACGAAATCTTCATAACTAGCTGCACTACCTTCGACAATAGCTTGCAAAAGATCAAATGGCGAATTTTCTATTTCGTCAAAATCTCCAACAAGATAGACACCTGTAATGGTTGAAGGTGTGACTTCTATTGCTGTGAAAGTTTGTGTTGCTTGTGAAGGTGTAGAACCAACAGTTTGTGAACCGTTAGCAGGGATTGTTGTCTTAAAGAATCTTGCTCTGTCCATACCTGCTTCGATTTTTTTGACTTTAGCAAATTCGAATACAGGTCTAAAAGATAAACCACCTGGTACGATTGCAACGTCAGTATCTAAGTCCTGTGTTGCGTGTGTGCCAGATATGCTTACTGCTTCTTGTAGTTGTAGAGGAGAAGCTCTGAATGATTCAGTAACTTGTCCTTGTCTATCTTTAGTTTGTTTAGTATTAACGGATCTCAAACTTTCCAAATTAATGTCAAATTCGAATTTTCCGTATTTTCTTAAAGATGGAGCCATGTTTTCTGCTACTTGTTTCCAAGAGTGTACACCATCTTCCAAACCTACTTGTGCAGTTGGTTTCTTTTCTGAAAGAGCCTTTAAGGATTTTTCAATGCTAGCTAGTTTCTTTTCTGTTGCGATTGAAGTATTGGTTTGACCAATATCTCCAGTCTTATCAGAACCATTTGGTTGACAAACTCCAGAAGTAGGATCAATAGAGTGTCCATCTGGACAGCCTTCTACTTCTTGTTTATCACCTACATCTGCTCCTTCACCAGCTAGGTCGCCAATGGTAGAGTCAGCTTTAGGATCACCAAATGCAGATTCTTTTGCTACGCATTTTCCTTGTGATACATCAAAAGATTGTCCTTCTGGACATTCTTTATCGTCAGCTTCTGTTTTTTTGTTACAGTCGCAAGGCATAACTAATTCTTCATAAATTCCATTATATAAGGACTAACAATCATGTAATGATTTAATTTCCCTGTTGAAAAATGCTCCCTTACTGTCAGCTCCTTCAAATGAATCAAATAATCTCTCTGATACATTACAAAAATGATACTTGTTATTGTTTAGTAAAATATCCATTTCCCTACTTTCCCTATCCCACAAGACATTTCCTATAAAACTAGATGAATGAGTAAATGACTTAAACTCTGGATTGCCTACTGTGTCAGATTTTTGACCACTATTGGTAGAATCTTCAATTAAATAATGTTCTAACTCTTTCCAATCTTCGTTAAGTTCTTCTGTAAAACTAAATTCTAGTTTTTTTTTGGGTGTAGTTTTCCACAATCTCCACATTCTTCAACGTGCAGGTGATCCATGATTTGTTGTTTAAAGTTGATAAAGTCGGTTGTCTTAACACCTTCTACTTTGGCTACAATATCAGCCTCTAGTTCATGATGGTTACATTCTTCTATGTATTTTTCTATAACTTTGACAGATGTTTCTGGCACACCAGGCGTTTCTGTTAATGCCAATCCCTCAGGTCTTAACCCAAATGGCATGGCAAAACAATCAGAATTACCGTTACAGATTTCTGTTACTTCTGTTGGTGTTGCTTCTATGCTAGTAAATAATAATTTGTTTCTGGCTACATTGGCACTTGCTTCATTGGTTATTTCACCTTCATAATATACGGTTTCTTGTGATGGGTTATAATGGAAAGTAACTTCACCAATTACATTAGATGGATCATGTTCCCAATTTAACGGAACAGTAACGCCATCAAAACGTTCCAATTCTTGTTTAGTGTATAGGTTGTTATTTCTGGATATTCTAGGAATTAATGCTACACCTGTAATTTTAGCAGATTCATTAACGGAAGTATAAGCTTGAAGATTCAATAAATAAACTTGGTATTAGGTATAATAAGAATTAATAGACAAAATGATGTATCTACATTCTTTTTTGTCTAACGATTAAGACGTCTTACGCTAGTAATAATATAATAAAATAAGTTAAAGTAACCATTAATTAATATTATAAGCTTAACGGTTATTTTTTTCACTATTTACAGCATACCACATAACAGCGTTATACTTACCAAATTTTAAAAAGTCTATAACGTGTTGGTTTTTTCTCAATTATTACACCTCATTGGAGAATAGTCATTTTGGTCTAATTCTCTTGCCAATACTCTAGCTTTGTAAGTATGGCATGGAAGGATTTTAGGTGTCATTTTATTCACCTTCATGTTCTTTCCATAAAGTACGAAGTTCTCTTGCTAATCTTTCTTCTGCATATTTTGCAAATAACAAACTTCTTTCTTCTGTTGCTAATCTAGCTTTATGAAAAGCAACTTTTTCTTTGTGTTCTTTAATGCTTTTTCCTGCATTATCTCTAAGTTTTCTTAGTCTTGAAAGTTCTTTTTCAAAAGCTAATTCTTGTTCTGTTGTATTCATATCTTTTTAAGCAAACAAGATCAATATAAACCAATAAGGTTAAAAAAAATTAAGTAAAAATACCACCTCAATGATAGGAAACAAAACCTATGACGCTCTCACGAAACGTGTCTTGGTGGTAGCCTAAGATGGGTATCTTTTTCAGGTATCTAGAATCCACAACTCAAGATATCCCATGACGGCTATATTATAATGAAAGTTATTCCCTATTTAAAGTCTATTAAATTATATTTTGTAATACTTCTACCATAGTAAATATGATACCCATACCTGCTATGATGATGTAGAACTTTCTATCCTTGTTTGCTTGTTTCCTCTCTATATCTTTAAAGTGATTGTTCAATTCATATTCCACCTTCATTAGACGTTCACACAAACTTTCTATCTTTTCCTCAAAGCCATCTAGTTTGTCCAAGATTCTTTTGGTCATGTCGTCAAATTCTGTCATTGGCATTGACACCCACGCTTTGTACAGAGTGCGTGTTGGCTCTCCTTACACATCTTGCATTTTTTAATAGGCTTTGCCTTTACCTCTGATATCTGTTTCATGTTTTCCTGAATAAATTTCTCTTGTTTAATGTCTTTAGCGTTCTTGGCTATTGTTGCTTGTACGTCTTGATTAGCTTGAATCTCTTTATCATCAGGAAGTTCCATTCCAGTATTGACTCTTAACCATTCTCTTGACTCACCTTTGGTCATGATACCCTGTGTTGACAAATCCTTAATCTGTGCAACTTCCAACTCTATAATGTTCTGTGATGTAAATGCAACATTACATTCTTCCACCTCTGGATCATATCCGTTTTGGATTAGTATGTTGTCAAATAGTTCCACCTTTAGTTTGTTAGCCAAATATCGTTGATAACCTCTAACTCTTTTCATTACAATGTTATCTGTTGTCTCACTACTTGCTCTGCTTGTAAAGTCACCTGTCATAATATCGTGTGGGAATTGTGTTCCTAACTCGAATACTTTTTCCAAGTGGTTAATGTAATCTGTGTACTTGCTGTTGCCCTGTGTTTCAAAGAACTCTATTTCAGGTTTAATCTTCTGTACTCGTTTATCACCTGGCTTGTACTTTTGCCATCTAACTGCTTCCTTTTCCAAGTATGGATCACTTGCTCCTGGGTATGTGATTGTAGTAATTGGATAAGCATTATTTAGAATGATGGCTGACATGGCGTCCTCTATTCCCCACATGATTTCTATTAGTGGAGCAGTTGTTCTGTTTCCTATTGTTCTTGGAATAGCTAGTGAATAGAATAAAGATTTACCCCATGCTTGTTTTGAATAGTTTGTTAAGTTAAATTCTATAAATTTACCTAGTTTGCCCTCACCTAGTTTGGCTGTTTGACCATGATTAGTTCTATGCTCATAGTATTGTAATTCACCAAACTCGTTTCTTTTCTTGGATATGATGGTTTGCATATCTACTTCCTCTATACCTTGTATGTCATTCTCGTCTAATTTCTCTAAGATACTATTGCCTGTGATTAAACAAGTAGTGACCATATTTTCAAACTTGTCATAAAAATTAGAATTTCTTATCCAATCGTTTAACACTTCTGTTGCTGTATCTGAATTACAGGTGACGTTCATTTCTGTTCCTGTGATTAGTTCTGAATAAGATGATACTGCTATTTGGAGTTGTGGTGTTCTGTCGTGATACTTTATCAACTGTTCAAAGGTTACTTGGATAGGTTGTTCACGCTGATAATCTGATCGTACAATTTTGGCTAATGGAATTTTATTCTCTTGTATTCTATTCTCTTGAATATCATAATTAATTGGGTTTCCTATTGCGTCAATCATGCTGTTGCACCTTCAACTACCATTAATTCTTGTCTATTTAATGTTGATTCTCTTGCTCCTGATTTAGATAATTCTATCTTGACGTTGTATAAGCCTGGTGGTGGTATCTCATTCTCTGCTACTGCGTATGAAAAAGTTCCATCTGTTGCTGATACAATAGAACCTGTCTTGTTGAAATAATCACCCCATCTATGATTCTTGGTTAGTCTAATTGTAATTGTATATCCTGTTAAATCTGCTTCCCTTGTAAATTTTTGATCTGAATAAATTGTGCCTGTTAGTTTGTTTGTGGAACTATAATCTCCTCTGAACCATTTTGGCTGATCCATTATAAGATATAATCCGTAAGCCAATTATTCACTACCACGATTATTAACGGAAGTAATACTCAGATTTAATAATAATGGATTCATAATGTTTTTCTTATTTGTCATATATATAATAGAATAAATTAATCGGGTATTGGTAATCCACCTTTGCTTCTGAACCAATCTTGGATAATTCTTGTACTGTAATGTAATACAGTTTTAGGTTCATTATCCTTTGCTTCCTTTAACTCTTTTTCTTTTGCCTTAACTGAATCTAATAATTCATTTACAGCTTTGACATATAATAATAGTAATTCCTCTGGCGTTTGTGGTAATCTATTCATAAGATAATATCCACCCATCACGTTTAAATGTCTTTCCTCTAAATTTAAAACAAATAAATTTAGGTCTAGTCATTTCCCTAGCATTTTATTACTTGCGTATGTAGGAAACATATCAGGAATCCAGGCATGAATGAATAATGCCATACTCATGCTCATGGCTCTCCACCAATGAGTCTTATACCCCATACAGTTATCTTTTAGATGTTTAAACATCTCTCATCTCAAAACTGCCTTTAATGTGACCATGTAGCATACAGAAATCCATGTATATCTCTTTACAGATTAAACAATATGGGTGTTTTCTTGGTGTACCAGTTAGTTTCATAATGGAGTTCCATCATTCCATGATTCTAATTGTTTTATTCTTACTCGTAGTTGTATAATTTCATCTTGCATACCTAAGATATAATCTGCTATATCCCTACTCCTTTCTTCTGGTTTTATACTTATGATTAATTCATCATCTAATAGAATGTCATAATCCTCATCTATATCTTCCCAGTTGGTGAATCTATACTTAGTTAGTTTCATTTACAATCATCACAATTTTCATCTACACATACTGGATTATGATTGCCATCTCTAGTAGGGTGTTTGCTATTTCTGCGTCTAATCGTTCTTGTCATTGATTATCTTATTAATTACAGAAGTCGGTAACATATCAAGGTCTTTTGATTCCTCTTTAATCTTGTTAATAATAGCTTCTTGTTCTTTGAATAAATCATAACCTTGTTTTAATTGTTTAAACGCTTTAACATATTCAGCGTATGAATTGGCAAATAATGTAGCTAGTGTTTGTTTGCTGTTTCTTCCTATGGTCTTGCCTGTGGCTTTAACTATAAACTCTTGAAGCTTCTCATCATTAGTCATAATGTTACTCATTCAAATACCTCAGTATTTATTGATATTCCACCCTTGCTTTTAGGTTTTTCGGTTTCATCTTGCTTGACTAGCCTATCTGACATGATATCATAGTGACCATAATCAAACTCTTTCAAATCCCAACAGCACATGATAAAGCAATCTAACACATCTGCGTTTAGTTCTGACTTGTCTATACCTCCTTTTCCATCAAACTGTGCTGATCTCATCTGTGCCAATAGTTTAGTATGATTTGGGTGTATTCTCACTTTACCATTCTTGACCATCTGGGAGGCGTTGATTGTCATTTTACTTCTTAACGATTGCATATTGGCTGATTCGTGATCCCTTATTTGAAGTCCAAAGTTGATAGGTAAAGCAGGGATTCCTCTTTCCTCTAGGTCACGAATAAATCCAGGGTGTGCTGAATCTATCTTACAGTTGTCATTATATCTGTGAGCCATTTCTTCAATTACATCTAACATGGCACTTGGGCTTGGTCTTGGAAATTCATTTGCTTCCGTTACATACAATAAATTATCTCTTATTTCCCCCCCTAGTACACCAAAGTTTGACGAGCCAAAAGCAGGATCACCATAACAGCCACCCCTTCCACCTATTACATTCAAATCATATTCTTCTATAATACCTTCAATACCCTCAAAGATATCACCACTACCAAATCCATACTTGAGATTGTACTCACGTTCAAAACTTGGAGATTTCTTTGCTGTCTCTATATCCTCTGGCTTGAATACTTTGTTTAATCCTATTGTATAATCCATCTGCTTCATTACATAACCATTGTCAGTTTCATCTTCCATTCTCTCAAACAATCCCCCTGGCAAGTTGGGTGTTGATATGAGTAAGATATGTGGGTTGGTCTTTGGTATGTATCTTTCTGCTACTGTGCGAGCTTCATCTTGGTATCTGTTCGGGAAGAAATCTGCCTCATCAAGCATTACTATCTTTGGGTTAAGTCCTCTGGCAGGTGACAAGTGGTTAGTTGGAAATGCCTCAATCCTACAACCGTTCAATATACAAACTGATTCCTTTGTCTTAAATTCGTGATTAAATAATGACTTCATTCTACCAACTACCTTGTTTGTTAGGTCTTGGTTTGCTCCTGTAATTATTACCCCTGTAACATCAACTTGGGTATCTTTCCATAAATCATCTTTAAGACAGTTCCAGGCTATCCAACGAATTGTCCACTCGGTAATTCCAAGACCTGTCGCCTTTTTCACCCATAGTTTCTTATTAGTTTCTAGTATAGATGTTAATTCCTCCTCATAGTCAAAGTATTCTAATTTGTTTGGTAGTGCTTCCCAAAACTCTTGAAAAGTTAATCCCCTATACTCTGGGAAATCAACAAATTCCTCCTCAAGTTCTTTCTGCTGTTGTTCCCAAACTGGATAAATTGATACTTCCTTGTCCATTGTCCTTCTGTATTATGTGTTTAGTTGCTTCGTAATAAGCCGATAGGTAAGGCTGTATTTCTCTAATTTCTCTAAGTATTCTAAGAGCAGAATCAGGTCTATTCAAATGAACCTTCCAATAATTTTTCCATAATAGTTCTTGAACTGTTTCCAAGTTGTCTATACGTTCAAGATGTTGGTCAACAAATCCATACTTTCCTATTTCATGTAATCTACTTAGTTTTTCTTTATCTAATTTACCTTTAACTTTATAATAATGTTGAAGGCTTATCGTTACACCATGAGCTTGAATGTATGCAATAGCCTCTTTACCCCTTAATCTCATACGAACAGATTGCATTACAAGTGTCTCTGTATCATTCATTGGTAACAAATTGATAGTTTTTCTATCATTAAGTAACTAATTAATCATACTCTTGGAACACTTCTGGCTCATATTCCCCTTCCAAATAACCCTCACAGCCATCACAATATTTATTATTACAGGCTGTGACTACTTCACCATAGGAATTATAAACATAATCCTCCTCCTCTAAGTGTTCTGACCATACATGACCACATCTTCCACATGGATCATCACTACCTTCTAACATACTATCTGTTATGCCAGGTGGTAGGCTACTCATAATAAATCCTCTATTCTACCCATTTTGATATAATCTGCTAGGCATAGTGGACAATCTATTCTTTGCCATTTACTACTACATGGATCACCATACCCACAATCAAATCTTCCTCCACAGGTTCTACAATTATGGTCACTCATTCTTTTTCTTCCTTCCTGATTATGTCTATTATTTCTTCACCTGTTGTGTTGTCTATAATTATTTCAAAAGAATCTAGTTGGATTGATATGTACTCATGTTTGTGTACTTCAATATCAAATCCACCTATGGTTAGTTGATTCAATTCTTTAATCCCTCCTTTAGATTTGCTTGGAATATTTCTTCAAACCATGCCTCCTTACATTCATCTGAACACCATATTTGTTCGCCATGACTAGCACATGGATTTCCATTTCCACAGTCATATCTACCAACGCATTGTTCACAGATGTGCATTGTCATTGGTTGTATTCCTTTACTTTGTCTTGAATATGTTCTTTTACTCTTTGATATGATACTTTGTCAAGGTCAAAATCAAATGAGAAATAGTCAACTGTTAGTTTTTCATCATTCTCATATTCTTTTTTCCAATATACATTTACGCCATGTGTGGTATCATACCATTCAAAAACGTACTCTGGACATTCTTCTTCATAAAAAAGGATTTTAGACAACTTTCACATGAATCCTTGTCAACCATTGACATTTTACGCATTTTTCAGGCACTTTGCCCTCTACAACTTTTTTTAGTTTGTAGTCATATACCTCTGTATATGTTTTGTAGCAGTTGGAGCAGAAATAATTTGTTCTGCTAAAACGCCTTAATTTGGCTTGTTTTCCTACCTCAGTTAATTTTTTCCAACTCATTATGCTTCAATATCCTTTTCATAGACTTTATGACCTTGCATTACTAGGTTTGGAACCCAAGTATTTTCCATAAACTCTTTGATTTCTGCGTGATTCTCTGAATAATACGCTGTGTAATCCATTTGGATTTCTTTGTATGTAATGATTTCTTGTTCCAGTTTGAATAAAATATCTGGATCTTTCATGTAATCACCGTTTTGTTCTCCATAGTGACACATTGATACAAAAGTTACTGTGTCACCACCTTGCCATGTTTCTACTGTCAAATCCATATAACCTGTTGAGGCTAGTTTGTAGGAATTATGACCTTGTAGGAATATATCTATTCCAACGCTTTTTAGATACTCTACTGGACTATTCATAATAATTCAACCCTTGAGTGACCGTTTTTGTTTATTCCAGGGGAATTGTGTAAGTCAACACTATCTGCTCTTGAAACATAATCCCAAGTTTTTTTAAAGTGCTTGGTCATTTGTTTTAAATTACCTTCGAATCCACACTCACAAGTGATTGCTTCATCTGGGAATATTACGTTTTTCATATATTTATTAGCAAAATCTGCTATATATACCCTTAAGATTCAAGTATTTTGACTAAATGTTTAGCAATATGCTTCATTAAATTGGGTGGAACTGCTCTCCCTATTCTCTCATATTGTTGTGTATATGTTCCTAATATTTTAAAATCCTCTGGAAAACTGGATATTGCTTTAAGTTCTTTGATAGTCAATGTCCTGTTTTCTAAGGGGTGATAAATATCAACTGATGTTGTTATAGTAGGACATGGCTTTGTCATTGAGGCTCTACGGTGTGAAAAATAACTATTGTTTTGATTATACTTACAACATTGTTCACCCTGTTTAGTATAATTTAGATAATATAGAACCCTTTTACTTGTTACTTTTAGTTTTTCTTTTTCTGCTTCTATTACTGTAATATTTTTTGTTGCTTCCTGAAATGTTATAGGCTTACAGAATGGTTTTGGGTGTGATGGTAGTTTATTCAAATCTTTTCTTATACCTATTATGATTAATCTTTCCCTGCTTGTTGCTGTTTCAAAATACTGTGCATTAAGCACTTCAACATTTAGATTATAACCTATTTTTTGTAATTTAATCAGATAGTTTGTTAGCAGTTCTTTTGCCACACCTAACGTCATACCTTTAACATTTTCTAAAACTATTGCTTTAGGTTTAATTTCAGATATTAATCTTATCTGCTCATCAAATAAATCATCAACTCTTTGCTCCGTACTTGAATATGATTTAACCTTACCCCATGACCTTTCCCTTTTACCTGCCATAGAAAAACTAGCACAAGGAGGTGATCCATCAAGGATATCCAACTCGCCTTTTTTTAGTCCAATTAAATCAAGTATCTCTTTGCCTGTTACATCTCTGATATCTTTTTCAATTATTGGTGTGCCTGGAAAATTTACCCTGTAACAAATTCTTGCTTCCTCAATAAATTCCAATGAGGCTAATACCTTACACCCTGCTAATTTGTAACCCAAACTTGATCCACCTACACCTGAAAAGGTTGATACAACTGTTACCATATTGTGTTCCAATCCCTGCAAATATCCATTATTCTTGTACGACTCTTAAAATTAATTTTTTTATTAGATAATAATGTTTCAAATAATGTGGGTATATTTGCCACTAACTGCAAATTGGAATGTTGTTTTACCTTACCTATTTTTGCAAATTCTTTAGAATACGCTGTCCTAACATGATGTTTTTGAAATGGTTTATTTACACCATACCAATCAAATTTCATAAAAAAATTAACTATTTCCTTATGTTTCATACCTATTGATACTAAGATTTTATTATATTCCTGACATAAGTATAGATGTTGATCCATACCATCATTATTAGGTTGATAATGTGTCTTTAAACGATATTCGTCAAATTTGCTTTTAGGTGTCTTAAAATGAATAGCACAACGTTTAGTTAGTCCATAAAAATCATCAAACCCCATGCCTGTCAATACATATTTTTCTTTTATTTTTGGATAAACATAGATAAAAGGAAATGCACACTCGAAATTCGTCTTTTTCCTACACTTGTACTTGTTTAATAATGTGAAAAAATCATCATGTAAATTATCAGTAGGAACAATAATTGTATCTATATCCCACCCAAAAGTGTCAGCAGTTTCTTTGGCTTTATCTGAATCATAAGTAGGTTGATTTTCCAAATGAAATGTATAGGCATGAACCTTTTTACCAAGTCTATGAGCTGAAAATGCCACACTTAAACTATCTACACCACCTGATAATAATACTGCAACTTCCTTATCAGGCACTTCTTTTTCTATAAGTGCTTCCATAATTTTATCAATCTTGGTCATTTAATTGCTATGAATCCTGCAAAATTATACCATTTAAAAATTATGTCATTACAGTAAAATCCACACTTTCTTAATAATGATTTATTTTCATCTAATGATATTGGAGTCATAATTCCTCGTAAACTCTTTGATTTCTTTTGATTATCAATAGGATTTAAGCCATTTCTGATTTTCATATCTTGATACAAGTCAATCATTATCTCATTAAATTGGGCGTCAGAACCAACTATTTTTTCTACCATAATTAATGCTCCCCCTTGACGTAAACCTCGATAAATATTTCTAAGTAACAGTTCACGATTTTCTAAGTTAATGAATTGAAGTGTAAATAATGATATACATAAACTGACAGTATTTCCAGATAGTGATAAACTATCTAATCCATGATTAAGGTCGGTATTAATTAATTTTACATTATCTATATCCTCTAAATTTTTCTTGGCAACATCTAACATTTCTTCCGATTCATCTATACCAATAAATTTTAAGTTTTTTCTAGGAGAACTGTTATGAATATTTTTAAGGGTTGTTCCAGTAGATACCCCAATGTCAATAACTGTATCATTGTTTCTTAGAAAATAATTAGACAATTCTAATGTCATTCGTTGCACTTCATTGTATAGTGGAACCGATTGTGATACATGATCATCAAAATGTTCTGCTATATTCTTGGACTTGAATGTCCATACGTCATTATAATCTATTTTCTTTTTGACCATGTTCACAATCACCAACTATACATCTATGAAAAACATCATCTGAAACAGATATCTTGTTATTGGTTTCAGGGATTTCATCTATACTATTATTTAATACACTTTCAAATTTTTCTAATGGTTTACCTAATAATTCAGCAAAACTGTCCATTCTGTTTGCGTCAAAAATTAACTTAAACTCATCATGGTCTTTTTCTTTATTATGCTCACCCCTTAGTTTGTTCATTAACTGTCTTAATATTTTTAAATCAATCTTATCAACATCAATAACATAGGCAGGAATTTTCTTTTTCCCTAATTTTTTATAAATTTTAACTCTATGCTCACCATCAATAACTGCTAATTTTTTGTTTAATATTACAGGAGCTAAAAACCCAAATTTTTCCATTGTTAATTCTAGGGCTTTTTCTTGCTCATTAGATAATTCATTTGGATTAGTCTTATCAAACTTAATATCATTGACAATAACACTTGAAATAGCAATTTCTTTTACCACATATAATCCCTTATTAGGTTACACATAAACATATCTATTCGTCAGGATCAATTCGTGGAAAAGTTATTGCAATATTATCCGTATAATCCCTTAACCAACCAACTTCAATACTATGTTCCCCATGTGCCTCATGTGTTGCTATTGCGTCATATAGTGTTCTAGTGATAGCTTTGGTTACAAACTGCCATACCTGATCCTCTGTATAGAGTTTTTGATCTCTATTTAGTGGCATAGTACATTAAATAAATTGTTAATATGATTAAAGATGAAATAATGTATATGAAATTCAACGCCTAATGGCTAACCATAGCCAACGCTTGACAATATAGTAGAAACTAAATCTATCCCAAACCCTTTGACCATACTTGACTCTGACTCTTAGGATATCCCTATCAGATAAATCCAAATTATCAACAGAATAATATGGATCCATTATATCACTTCCATATTTAGCACCTGAAACATCATGTTTTAACCCTAACGTGTGACCTAGTTCATGGATAAGTACAGCATACAAATTATATGTCTTTAATATGTTATCTGGATATGATACATTCTCTACTAGACCTTTTTTGATGGCGTCTTTTCCCTTGATACCCCTCCCTTTTAGATCCCAAATGTATGAAGCATTAAACACTACCTGTCCTGATACACTACCTTGACCTGGGAAATATGCGTATGCTAGAACAGATGGTCTATCTTTGAAATACTTATCCTCATCTTTTGTTCTGAATCTTATCTCAATATCTGCTTTGGTTTTCCATGCCGATTTGAATTTCAACGGTATCTCAAAGTTCCATGTGGATATTGCTAGATTGATTGCTCGTTTTAATTTTCGTTTGGATATTAATTTTAATGAGTCATGGTATTCTACATCATAAGTTAGTATATCTTTTTCCCACTTGTATTTCCATTCTGTTTGTTCTGATACAAATTCCACTTTGCCATTGACTTCATTTTGTGCAATAATACAATCGGGGTGGTTCATAATAAAAAAAATAAAAGTTACCTAAAAAGTATGTTTAGGCATTTGTGTCGTTTTTGTGTTTAGCATAATCGGCTGTGATGATGGCTCCAAGTGCTACAAAAACTGCTGTTGTGACTTCTGGAGATATTTTGTCAAGAATCCAACCTAAAGCTGTCAATCCTGTCAAAGCTCCTAAGCCATAGTATCTTAAATTTCCACTAGACATTAACAATTTCCTAATTTGCTACTATATATGAATATTAATTGTATTTGATAATAGGAATATCTATGGTTAATTCCTTTGAAGCACGATACAAGGCTATATTATAATTCATATCGTGACTAATATCTGTGAAACATTTAGGGCATGAACGCAAGTATAATGGATAATTATCTTCTGATTCAAAAAATTCTCTTACTTTTGGTTCACGCAATAATCCTATTGACCCATATTTCTCTGAATAGTCCATGAGTTGTGCAATTCTGGCAATAGTTTCACCTGTTTCAATACAAAATGTTCCCATGATTTTTTCATACTCACCAAAGTCACGCCTTAAATCTATCATGCCTTTTGAGTTTTCTATGTTAGCCCACATCTTTGCATATTCACCTAGCTTTAATTCCACGTTACCTATCTCATTATCAATGATTTCCTGAACTTCATCAGATTTGTTGTATCTATCTATCAGAGTTTCAAAGGTTAGATGGAATTTGTTTGCTAGTTTGCTACATGATTTGAGATAAATTAATTCTCTTGTATCTTTATTCAATTTGGGTTTTAATGGTTTTGGCACAGTATTCTCTTTTTTAGTTTCTTTTGCCCTTTGTTCCACACCATTAATCTTAATGTCATTAAATTGATTTTTCTCTATTGTTATAGATGGATCATTAGTTTCTATTAATCTCCAATTCTGTTTCTCTAATTCGGACACGTTGTCCGTTTTATTATAGTTCTGTTTGTAATTATCAGGAAGGCTTCTGCGTATGTGTCGATCACTTACGCTTATACCTTCTTTGTTTAATTGAGCATATAGATAAGAACTAATTCCATTTACTTTAATGTCAATCATTTTATATTTAATTTGATTACTAACAATTTCTGCACACTTTTCTAAATAATCTTTGAGTGTATGCTTTTCCCATTTCTCATAATCATCTCTAAACTGTTTTAACGTTTCATGCCATTGATTTAATAAAAATTCTGAATCTGACACAAGTTTGTATTTAAATGGTAACTAATAAGGTTAATGCAACAACCTTAAATATGATAACAACTTATAATTAATTAGGAAATGAGTCAAATATTTACAATACATGATAAGGAAAAGTGTATAATTTGCAAAGAAACAATGAAAGAAATATTTGTTGGCAGATTAACTTGTCCTTGTTGTGGAGCTAACGAAGATTAATCAACTGTATCTTCGTCAATAAAGATTTTACCACGAGTTTTCCCCTCTGCTGTTACCTTATCCCAAATATCAAATATATGTTGTTGGATTTCTTTTTCTTCAAAGTTTCCAATATCTGATTTGTCTTTGATAACTTTCTTAATGTCCTGATTTCCATATTCAACTGTTATATCCCTGACTAATTTCCCTTTGTCTTTTTGTGTACTTGCTTCACCAATATGAAGTCTAACACGAAAGAATGGTGTTGCGTCAAAATCTGTCATTATTCTTCAATCTCCATGATTTCATTTATTGTTCTAATCTGTGCTTCTGCTATTGTAAGAAATTGCTCAAAGGTCATTAAAATCCCTCTCCTGTTTCCATGTTGATGAAATTTCCTTCTGATTCATTTTCATACATTTCTTGTGCTATTTCTGCTTCCATTTTTGCTTCTTGTTCTTGGTGTTGAATTATTTGTTTTCTAAGTTCAACAAGGTATTTTTTATTGGAATTTACCCATTCAACAACTTCACTTACTGTTATTTCAGGTCTTGATTCAACTTGATCAGAATGATCAAATGTATGTTTTCCAATGTTAAATCCAATGGATTCAACTGCTTCCATAATTGCTGATGTTCTTTTTTGACTTGGTTTGCCACAAAATCTATCCCCATCTTTTAAAATTAGGGTGGCTAGTTTTGCAACTTTGTTCTCCAAAACGTTTTTACTCATACTGTACTAATCAAATAACTGTAATATAAGCCTAGTCCTCATCTTCATAGTCGTCAGAATTATCCCACCAATCAGGAAAATCAGGTTGATTTGGAAAACTCATCATATAGTATTACTAGCATATTGAATAAATGTTCTAATTCTATACTTGTTAATTTTTCATCTTTTGTAACTAAACTGATTAAATAAACGGTATCATCTAAGTCAATCATCTGTATCGTATTCCTCCTTGTTTTCCCTCACTATATCATAATAAATTACCCTAAAAAGATTGAAGGTTTTCTCATCTGCCTTTGATGGGTGTTTATCTTTGAAGGCTAGATTATACCACTTTAGAATACTTGCATAGTGTTCCTCATAGATTCCTACATCATGGTCAATTCTAACCATGTTGGCTCACCTTGTTATTATAGGCGTCAAAAGATACTGTCCATGTTCCAGGCTTTGAAGTTTGGAGTTTATTCCCCTTTTGTTCAAACCATTGGTCAACGTTATTCCTAACTGCTGATGTGAAGCAACCTGAATTTACTAGGATTTGTTCCTTTGAATCCCATGAATTTTTCTTATCATTGTAGAAAAAAGTGTCACGTTTGATACCCATTGGATCATGTAAGTGACCCATTTGATAAATATCTGCTTCACAATTTACTGTAAGATTTTCCAATGCTCGTAACGTTCCACCACCCCCTGCTCCATGATTTACAAACAATGTTTTCTTCATCATACTCTTTCCTTTATATCTTATATCTAACCTAAGAAATGCTTTACTTCCTAAGAATGTCATATTGTTATACTTACAATATCTTTTCATATCACCCTCTGTGACTACTCTTGACTTGTATTCGTGGTTTCCCCATTGTAGATACCATATTTTTTCCATACCATAGTTCTTTGTATAGTAGTCTTGTTCATCAAATAACTCACTACACCTCTCGTCAAATTCATCTTGTTGTTCTGCTAGTGTCCTTAGTCCTACTGCCTCATCTTTGAATCTTGGATCACCTGGCAGTATTAAATCAAGCTGATCACCACCAAAAGATGTGAATCTATAAGGATCATCTAGAATATCCTTAACCCTTCTTTCAAATAAATCCTCATTAAAATTGGTGTTTCCAATATGAATGTCAGATAAGTTTTCCCAATGGACAATAGTATCTTTTTTATCTAGTTCTATGATGATCGATTTGCTATACAACTATCACAAATTGCTGAACCATCAACTAAAGTAACTATTACATTTGACGAAAAACATACATTACATAATCCCTTACTCATTTTTTATTAGCCTCAATATCTCACTATTAATGTACTCATAAATATCTAACTTTAACTCCTTACAATTTGCTAAATTAACCACTATGAGTTTAATATTATTACTTCTAAATAACTCATTTCTTTGATTTGTTTTTTCTACCTTCCTGTCATGTACTGCTCCATCAACCTCTACTATCCACATACCGTATTTGTCAATCCATAATAAGTCAGGATTCTTTACACTACAATCATTAAGGTCAGCCTTTGTTACATATTCCTTAATCTTGATTAATCTATTGTTAATATTGAATATAAGATATGCTTCACGCTTTACTTTAACCTTGTATTTTTTTCTTAGGTATGAGGCTATTGCTATAAGTTGGGCTGTATCTGATTGACCATACTGCTTTTTTTGACCATAGGCTATTCCACTTTGTTTGCCTCTAGGCATTACTTTCTTGCCTCATAGTTCAGTTGAACAATCCTTACATTTAAGATTTCCAAAATGGTTATCACAGCCACATTTAGGACAGGTTAATCTTTTAGTCAAGTTCGTGTTCCTCACATAATTTTATACTTCTACTGTGTCTTGTTTCTAACTCACACCTGCATTTTTTGCATATAATTCTATTCCTCATTTTTTCTTATTACCCCATACAAACAATCAGTACATAAATCTATGTCGTGAAATAACTTGTTCTTAACAAAGTCTTTTTCCTGATGGCATTTCTTACACTTGTTCATCATTGTCTTTTTAGTACACCCACCTTTGGCTCATATAACCACCCTTTGACTTTTCTAGCCTCAATGTATCTTAATACCATGTCGTCACTATAAAACATTTTTTGATTTTCTAATAATTCACTAGCTAAATCTTTAAGGTCAACGTGTCCTTCTTTGTTTTCTTTTGCCAAAGTTCTAAAACAATCCTCAAAATATACTTCCTTGTTAGTTGAATGACCTCTTAGATCCATTTGAGATATGCCCTTTGATACGTTCATGCCAAGAGTACATAGACATTCCTGGTAGAATTTAATCACATCTTCTACTATTTCTGTGTCAATTTCTGTCTTGAATAACATCTTAGCCCATGCTTCACATAGTCTTTGTATTCCTTCCATCTGTCTTGTTTGAATTTGTAGTGAGCCATCTTGTTGTTCTATCTGGGTAAATTCTACAAATCTATTGATGAGTAATTCTTCTGCTTCTTGATTGAATATTGGTTTAAGTTTTCTTAGATAGTTTAACAAACCTTGAACCCATTTAGGATTAGCAACCTTATCAACATCACCTCTCTTGTTCTTTGAGATATGTGCCATCTTTGCCCTAATCTCATTCTCACCTGTATCATGC